TCGGCATGGAAGCCGCATCGGGACTGACGTCCTACGGCGAGATCGCCGTGATGTTGGATGCAGCGCTGGCAGAACCGCAGGTCAGCGGCATTCTGCTGGACATCGACTCCCCAGGTGGCGAAGCCTCGGGCAGCTTTGAGTTAGCCCGTCGCGTGCGCGAGGTGGCTGCGGTTAAACCCGTTTGGGCGGTGGCCAACGATGCCGCGTATTCGGCGGCTTATGCGATTGCTGCCAGTGCCCAGCGACTGGTCGTCACCGAAACCGGTGGCGTGGGGTCCATCGGCGTGATTGCGCTGCATGTCGACCAGTCGGTCAAGGACGCCAAGGACGGCTACCGGTTCACGGCCATCACGGCGGGTGCCCACAAAAACGACTATTCCCCACACGAGCCCTTGTCGGACGCCGCCAAGACCGAGCTGCAAGGCGAAGTGGATCGGCTGTATTCCATCTTCACCGAGCACGTGGCTGCCATGCGCGGATTGGATCTGGACGCCGTGCAAGCGACTGAGGCCGGGTTGTACTTCGGCAGCAATGCCGTGGCCCAGGGTCTCGCCGATGGTGTCCAAACGCTGGACGCCACGCTTGCCGAATTCCATCGATTTATCAACGCCCGTAACCATTCGCCGTCTCAGGTGCGGGGCGTCATCCGTGCTGAGGCGGCACCCTTGAAGCAGGAAATGACCATGAACGAAGAAGAAAAAGTGATCGAGACCGTTGACACCATCAGCACCGACAAAGCCGCCGCACTGGTGGCCGAAGCCCGCCGCGAGGTGACCCAGGCTGCCCAGGCGATTGCCGAGGTTTGCCTGCTGGCCGGTTGCCCTGACCGCGCGGCCGAGTTCATCGCCGCCGGCAAGACTGAGGCTGATGTGCGTCGCGTCCTGATCGATGCCCGTGCTGCACGGTCTGAGGCCGATGACATCCGCTCGACCATCACCGTGGATGCTGGCACGCAAAACCTCGACCGCCCGGAGGCCTCGCCGATCGTGGCCGCCGTCAAGAAACTCACGGCCCAGGCCTGACGCACCCGACCCAGAAAGGACTGAACCATGACCCCCATCACCGAACAAAACAACCTCGGCGACCTCTTGAAGTACGAAGCTCCCAACCGCTACTCGCGTGACGTCGCCACCATCGCCGCTGGCCAGAACCTGCCTCTTGGTACCGTACTCGGTCGCAATGCCAGCGATGGCAAGCACTACGCGATCGACCCCGCCTCCACCGACGGCACTGAGGACGCCATCGGGGTGCTGGCCAACGCGATCGATGCCACCAACGCCGACCGCAGCGACGCCATCCTGATCGCCCGCCACGCCATCGTGGCTAAGACCGCGTTGGTCTGGCCGATCGCGCTCACTGGCGCGCAGCGCACGGCTTACGAGCAGCAGCTGGCTGAGCGAGGTGTGCTGGTGCGTGAATCCGCATAAACACCATCCGTCCTTTCATGCCCCGAACCTCCTTCCATCCCCCCCGAACCCGCCTGGCCGCTTGGCTTGCGCGGGTTTCGTCATTTCTGGAGCCCCGAATGAACAACCCGTTTCTGAACCCCGGTTTCTCGATGGCCAGCCTCACCGCCGCCATCAACCTCATCCCCAACCGCTACGGCCGCCTGGAAGCCCTGAACCTGTTTCCCGCCAAACCCGTGCGCACTCGCCAGATCATCGTAGAGGAGTACGCCGGCCGTCTGAACCTGCTGCCCACCAAGCCGCCTGGCTCGCCCGGCACCGTGGGTGAGCTCGGCAAGCGCAAGCTGCGCTCATTCGTCATTCCCCACATCCCGCACGACGATGTTGTGCTTCCTGAAGAGGTGCAAGGCATCCGGGCCTTTGGCTCTGAGACCGAGATGGAGGCTGTCTCTGGTGTGCTGGCTCGGCACCTGGAGACCATGCGCACGCGATCACCCTGGAGCATCTGCGCATGGGTGCGTTGAAGGGCGTGATCCTGGACGCCGACGGATCGGTGCTGTACGACCTGTTCGACGCGTTCGAGATCACCCAGCAATCGGTGAGCTTCGAGCTCGGCACGGCGGGCACCAACGTCAAGGCCAAGTGCACCACGGTGCTGGCGGCCATCGAGGAAAACCTCAAGGGCGAGTTCATGAACGGGGTGCACTGCCTGTGCTCGCCCGAGTTCTTCGCAGCGCTGACCGGGCACGCCAAGGTCGAGAAGGCCTTCGAGAACTGGCAGAACGGGGCCATCCTCATCAACGACGTGCGCCGTGGGTTCACCTACGGCGGCATCACGTTTGAGGAGTACCGGGGCCAGGCCACCGACGCCAGCGGCACGCCACGTCGCTTCATCGCGGCCGGGGAAGCGCATGCGTTCCCTCTGGGCACGGTCGACACCTTCGGGACTTACTTCGCCCCGGCGGACTTCAACGAGACCGTCAACACCATGGGCCAGGCGCTTTACGCCAAGCAAGAGCCGCGCAAGTTCGACCGGGGCACCGACCTGCACACGCAGTCCAACCCCCTGCCGATGTGCCATCGCCCGGGCGTCCTGGTGAAGCTGGTGATCGCGTGACGGGCCTGGTGGAGCGCATCTACGAGGCGGCGGCCAACGTGGGGCTGCTGAAGGAATGCCGCTGGCACCCTTCGGACGGTTCCCCGGTGCAGATCCAGAGCGTTGGCTTTGCCGCACCGGACGAGACGCTGCTCGACGGGCTCACCGGCAGCACCGACTACGTGATCTCGTATCCCGAGTCGGTGTTCCGGGGGCTGACCGCGCGCGACACGGTCGAAGTCGGCGGCACCTCGTTCCAGGTGCGGGAGATCCGGGCCGTGGGCGACGGCTCGGAGATCCGCGCCAAGCTCACCCGGATCTGACCCGATGGCCGACACCTCGATTCGCGAGCGGATTCTGCTCGCGGTGATGGCGGCTGTCCGTCCGTCGGCCGAAGGGCTCGGGGCGACCCTGCACCGTTCGCCCACGGTAGCCATCAGCCGGGAGCAATGCCCGGCGCTGGTGGTGTTCCCCGAGTCCGAAGCCATCACCGAGCGCGCGAACGACCGTGTCACGCGCGAACTCACGGTTCGCCTCGTGGCGCTGGCCCGTGCCGTCCCGCCCGCCGCTCCGGAGACGGCAGCGGACCAACTGCTCACGGCCGCACACGCGGCGCTGATGGCCGACGCCAACCTCGGCGGTCTGGCGCTGGGCATCCGTGAGCAGGAAAGCGAGTGGGAGGTCGAGGACGCCGATGCGGTGGCTGTCGCCCTCCCGGCGCGCTATCGGCTGACGTACCGGACGCTGGCCAATGACCTTTCAACCCTTGGATGACACCTATGACCCAACTTTTCCTGATGCGCCCGCACACCCACGCGGGCAAGACGTATGGCGTCGGTGACCGGATCGAGATCGACGCGACATCAGCCGACTGGTTGATCGCGCACGAGATCGCCATGCCGGAGCCGACCGCCCCAACCGCTGAACCCATTCCCGAACCCAAACCCCTCCAACGCAAGGAACCCAAGCAATGAGCACCTATGCCAGTTTTCAAGGCCGCGTCTTCCTCGGCAAGCGCGACACCGACGGCCTTCCCATCGAAGTGCGCTCGCCCGGCAACGTTGCCGAGCTGAAGCTGTCGCTCAAGACCGACGTGCTGGAGCACTACGAGAGCCAGACCGGCCAGCGCTCGTTGGACCATCGCATGGTCAAGCAGAAGTCCGCCACGGTGAACCTCACCATCGAGGAGTTCACCAAGGAGAACCTGGCGCTGGCCCTCTACGGCACGCATGTCGTCGGCACGCCTGGCACCGTGACCCAGGAACCCGTCGGTGGGGTCACCCCTGTGGTGGGCGACCGCTACTTTCTGGCCCACCCCAAGGTGGCCAGCCTCGTGGTCACCGATTCCGCGGGCACCCCTGCGACGCTCACCGCCGGTACGCACTACACCGCTGACCTCGACTTCGGTGCCGTCCAGTTTCTGGACACCACCGGCTTCACCGCGCCCTTCAAGGCCAGCTACGCCTACGGGGTAGCCACCGAGATCGGCATCTTCACCCAGGCACTGCCCGAGCGCTACCTGCGCATGGAGGGCATCAACACCGCCCAGGGCAACGCCAAGGTGCTGGTCGAGTTGTACCGGGTGGCGTTCGACCCGCTCAAGGAGATCTCCTTCATCTCGGACGACTACAACAAGTTCGAGCTGGAAGGCTCGCTCTTGGCGGACACCACCAAGGCCTATGACGCGGTGCTGGGCCAGTTCGGCCGCATCGTCCAGCTGTAAGGGGATCCCATGAGCGATCTGGACACCCTGATCCCCGCCGGCACCGAGGTGGCGGTGGGTGGCGAGACCCTGCTGATCAAACCCCTGAAGGTCGGCCAGGTGCCGGCCTTCCTGCGGTCCATCTCGCCGGTCATGCATCAGATCACGGCTGCCGAGGTCGACTGGCTGGCCTTGTTCGGCGAACGCGGCGAGGACTTGCTGTCGGCCATCGCCATTGCGGTTGGCAAGCCGCGTAGCT